GTAAAACGTCTTTCTCATTTTGCTTTTCGTTTAGTTGATCAATCAATTTTTTTGCTGTAGTGATAGCGGCCTGTATCGGTGTTATCGGCTCGCCTTTGTCGGCTAGTGGGTGCTTTTTGCCTAGCTCCAGGTAAGTAGGTAGCAGCTGAATAGCAAAATACTCTAGCTTAGTCATTCCAGGAATCGGGGCAACAAAGCGGCCCAGGTTGTCTTGCGCTACTTGCGGCGGGAACGCCGGGTGGTTGAAGTTTTCCATTTGTTTAGGGTTTTTTTTAAGTAAAAAATAAAAAAAGATAATTCAATAGTAAGATAGGCCAGGCAAAATACTGGCAGGCATACTAGAATTAAAAAAAATAATTCCAGTAAAAATTTAGCCAATTTCATCGGGGATCGAATTGACGTTTACAATAACGCGTTGATAATAGTCAATACTATCGCCAATAAGTACGCGCAGCTCCATAGCCAGGTTAAAGGGGATCAGCGATTGATCTACTACAGCGCGGCTCCCGCAGCTATAGGTAAATTCAATTCGTACCCGGGCGTCGTCTAGGTGCTTGCCTAAAAATTGTAATGTCTTAATTTTTTGATCTAGTTCGCGCAGGTACGCCTGGCGATCAGTTAAAATGGCCATAGTTCCGTTAATTTAGGTTAGTAAAAGTCGTTTGTCGTTTACAAATCTATAAAAGAAAATACCATACAAACAAAAAAAAATCTTGCCTGTAGCTGGCAAGATTATTAAATAAGCTGAATTTCAGTTAATTAAGATAAAAATAATTCGCTTTCCGCTTTTCTGCGCCTGGTAAGGCCTTTTACCTCTTTTCCTTTGACTTTATTCCAGCGTAAAAATTGCGCTGCGACGGCGGCCTTATCTGCGCCGCTATTTAGTAACCTTAGTAGCGTAGATCGCGCAAAGGCGCCTGTTCCGATATTAAATACTAGGCTAGCCAGTGCCAGCTGTTGATTAGTATTGATCGTTACTTTTACTAGGCGCTTTACGTCTGCTTCTACTGCAGCTGTAGTGATCCGTAGCCAGTCCAGGGCTTCTTTCTTTGTGATCTTGTCGCCTTGCTTAACTGGTAGCCCTGTATAGGGGTTGCGCGTATTGCCGTAGCCAATCGTCCAAATACCGGCGCTGTCCTGGTAGGCTTTTAGCTCCAGGCCCTCAAATTGTGCTATTACTTTTGCTGCGCTCACTTTAGTTGTAAGTAAAATTAGGCCCACTATAGCCAGGGCAATAATATAGTTTTTTGTGCCTTTCATTCATTACAGCCCTGTTTTATCAAAATCTTTAGCCGAAGCAAGGCCCAGGCCAGCTCCAATAGTTGTGATCCCGGTAACCAGGTCGCCTTTTAAAATGGCTGCCAGCCCGCCGATAATAGTAGCAAAGCCGAAAAATGTCGTTTTCCAGTTCTTAAATAGCTTTTTCATTTTTTACAAAGTTTATACCGTTATAGATTATTGTTGCCAGGCCTAGGGCCGCCATTATTTGGCGATCCTGACCTTTTAGCCTGGTTGCAGCGTAAAGCATAAAGGGGCCAATAAAGCCCACGTCTGCTAGTCGTATTAGCTGCGTTTTCATTAATCCTTAATTAAATGCTCCAGCAAAATATCCAATTTTGTTTCGAGCCTGGTTAGCCGCTGGTCGTGATCGTCATTTTTAGCGATCTTATCTTCTAGCGACTTTACGCGCTGGTTAAGAACGGCCCAGGACGCGACAAAGCCACAAAGGCTACTAATTGCTATCGTTACTAACTGTAGATCCACTTTCATTCTGTTTTTTGGTTTCTTCGGCTATAGCTGCGTTTGTTTCGCGCAGTTTAAGCTGTAAAAATTCAATGTTTGCCAGTAGGTCGTAGGCCTGTGCTTTTAGTTCCTGTACGTTTGCCATTTTTTTAAGGTATTAGGGTTAAATTAAGTTGCTCGCAAATATACTGATAAGCGGCTAAATTTATATCGGGCGACTGGCCCCAGGTATCGTATGCGGCTCCGCTTATTGACGTATTGCCCTGCGCTAGCGATTGTTTTTGCTGATCTTCCCCGGTACCACTTACGCTACTGATCTGCCAGTAAAACTGCGCGTAGTCGCTAAGATTGTCGTTTACTATTGAAGCATCGATATAGTTTCCCTGCTTTGCTTCGCCGTTTGCCCAAATTGTTACGGGCTGAATTGAATATCCCATTTTATTTTATTTTATTAGTTTAATTTAACCCAGGTAGCGCCGTCGTAGCCCCACCAGCCTGTAGTTGTTATCGTTACTCCGTTACCGTTGTTGGCATATACCATAAGGCCGGCCGCTGGTGTGCCTATTGCTTCGGCTTGCGCGCCAGTCATTCGTGGCGGTAAAAAGCCTTTCACAGTACTTTCCAATTCCAAAATAGCAGAAGTATTATTTTGTGAATTTCTATTTCCTCCAATGTTTACATATTGGTCAGAGCTTCCACCTCCAGCTGTGTTAATAAACATAGTAGCATAAGCAGTATTTGCTTCAAATCTAAACCCTTTTGTACTTCCACCCGACTGCAAAACATAAGTTTCTCTTGATGCAGTTATGGAAAAAGAATTGTTTGTAGGAAATAAATAAACAAAATAGCTTGCACTAAAACTTTGTGTTATAAAGTTAGCAGTTGCAGTTGTTGAAAAACTTATATTATTTGTTGTACTTCCTATTCTTGCAGTACCGTTGCAGTCCAAACGAAAACCGGCGTCTGTAAACGTGCCACCGTTTTGAATTAGTACATTTCTTGTTGCTGCAAATACAGCCATTGCGACTGTATTATTTGCCAAAAAATTTAACTGATATGTATTTGATCCTACTGTAGTTATTCCAGTATTTGTATTAGCTTCAAAAATGCCTATGCCTTGATAAAGTTGATATGCCGCTGGGCCATTGCTTCCACCAGTTCTCCTAAAATTTACATACCCATTAGTAGAAGTAGTAGATACAATTTCCATAAAATGCGTATTAGCCGACGCACCTGTACTATAGTACCCAGTTACTCCTGCAAGAATACCGTTTATCCTTGCCGCAAAATTATTTACATTTATGAAAGCACCATTATTGAAAGTAGGGGTAATGTCTAATCCTATTAAAAAATCGTTATTTGCTGCCGCTACTAGCGTGCTGGTAATGCTTTTAGATCTTGCCACACCACTAGCCGCCGTAACTGTATAAGTCGAACTATTACCAGTACCAGTAACGGCACCAGTAAATAAGGCAGTGCCGGTGACCTGCAAACGCTGGCCGCTGTTAGTTGTAGATCCTAACAGCATATTTGCAGCAAAATAATTTAGATCGCTCGCGCCCTCTTGATATATCCCCCAGCGATTAGTATAGGTAACTGTACCGCTGCCTGTCGTTTGGTCATTCAATAACAGGCCGTAATTGTTAGTTATATTGATCGCACTACCGATATTATCGGGAAAACAGATCCTAAGGCCTGCCAGGTGCGTAACTGTACCTACAGCGCTACCAGCAAAGCTGTAAACGCTAGAAAGCGCGCTAAAAGCCCTTACGGTGCTGCCCTGCGTCATTGTAAGCGTGCCAGCGCCGGTAAAACTTATCCGGCTATTGCCCTCTAAACCTTGCCTGGCTCCTGATGGCACCGTAGTATTGCCGCCTAGTGATAAATTTAGATAGCTATTAACTGCGCCTACAGCGTTAGGGCTGGTTATATTTACTCCGTTAGGTACGGTTAAATTGTAGGTAAACTGGTTACCGGTAGCCAGGCCGCTAGCATACGTTTCTAGCGCAGTAAATGTGCTTTTGTTATTGGCGGCCGTTACCTGGATAGCATTGTTTGTTAGTACAGTATTATGCAGCTCAAAAAAGTTGCTGCCGCCGTTATATTGATCGCCTATGCGCCAAACGCCACTGCCGCTGCGCTGAAAGGCTAGCAAGCTGTTAGCTGTAGCGCTAGTCGAATTAACCTGTACAATTATCCCGGTGCCGTGTATGTCTAGTTCTGCGCCTGGCGTGGCTGTATTAATCCCTAGCGCGCCGGCTGTATTATCCCAAAACAGATTAGCACTACTGCCGATCGTTTGCGATCCAGTAAAGTAAGCGACCTGCGTAGCTGTACCAGTACCAGTGATAGTGCCGGCGCCAGGGCCGCCGATTAGATCCCAGCCGGTACCGTTATCCCGAAAGATCTCAAAAGTATCGGTACTAACAAAGAGCCGGCCTGTCTGTCCTGCGGCTGGCCTATTAGCAAACGTATTACTATTGATAGACGGCGATCCAAGCTGATTAAGTATATTAAAATCTACGAACATTAAACGTATCGTTTAAGTATTACTGTAAGTTGATTAACTCCTGCCCCACTAAAATTAAAAGAATACACTTTCACGTTAATCTCGTCGCGGTTGCCTGTTATATTCCACGATTGGTTAGGCGTCAGCAAAAAGCCGTCCACAGTTACGTTTGACGTACCTTGATTGACGAAAATAACGCTGTTAGCGTTAGTGTCCGTCTGGCCACTTTGCTGAAATATCTTTGTTTCTGTTATGAATTTAACGCAAGCCATTATCTACAGTTTTTTTGATCGTTAGCGTATTCCTTTGCAAACGTAGTTTCGTCGGGCAAAAATGTAGTTTGATCTACAATATTCGATACCATTTGACGCGCTGTACTGGCTGCAGCTTCGGCGCTAGGCGATACCGATCCAGTCGCTTTTTTGCGCTTGATCCAGTAATAGTATAGGGCAGCTGCTACAGCTAAATAAATTAAAGTTCCTTTTTTCATTTGTCTAGATTTATACTAATACATTATCGCTAAAACCGATCCGAATACCTTTAGAAAGCTGCTTTGTTACAGCCTTTGCTTGCGCCCTGGTTGCCGCCTTTGTTCTAACGGCCCGCTTTACAGCTGTACGCTGCGCCTTTGCGCCTGCTTTTTTGGTAAAAAGCGTGCTTACTAGCTTTGTGCCAATATCTACAGCTGACGGCCTAGGCGCAAAATCTACAGGCGCCGCAAATTCCTGTTCAGTGATTGTTTCTGTTGGCCCGGCTTCTACCGATACGCGCTGCCGTCTGCGAAAAGCCATAAAAGCTATTGCAGCTCCAGCGATCAGTAGTAAGGGCAATATATTTTTTTTCATCGTGCTGATAATCTGTTTGTGTACGTTAATAATGTGCGAAGCTGACTATCGCTTAATCCGTCCCAGGGCAGTATGCCGCCGCCATTGGTTAAGAAAGTCAATAGATCCTGTTTGTATCGTTGCTGAAACACGTCGGCTAGAAAAGATACGGCAGCTTTTGTTTTGACCTGGCTAAAAGCGGCCATAACTGCATTAAAGTCGTCCTGGAACAGGCCAAACGCGTTATGTATTTGCCTTGCCAGGCGATCAGCTGTTGCCCTGGTTACCAGTACGCCGCCGGTACGCTTATAGTATAGCGGCTTCCAGTAGCTACCCGGATCGGTTATTTGCTGGCTGGCGCTTTGCGTGCCAGGGCCGGCAGCGATCCCGCCTGCAATTAACAGGCGTTTAATAGCTGTAAAAGCCAATAGGC